CTGAAGTGTTTAAGTTTTGCGGTCTTGGTCAATAGTTGATAAGACGCCTTAAAACGAGTTGTCTTATCAAACTTTGTGTTGTTAGTGATGTCCATCAACGCGTCCAACATCTTTGCACGTAGTACCGGAGGTAGGTAGTGCAGGTTCAACCCATAGAATCCGTCCTTCGCTGGACCCACCACAATCACTAGTGGGAACGCATCGTAGTAGGGCAGTTTTCTTCGGTCGTTTTTAAACTTGGGATCGTAGAAGAACATATACATGCCACCCACAACCTCTTGTCCAGTCTTCTTGAGTGGATCCTCATCCATCAAGTCCTCACGCTTGATACTACGCATGTTCTTGATTTTGTTTTGAAACCATCTGCGGGATTCTTTGGTACGGGGTGTGATACCCGCACGGAACGCCTGCAACTCTAAGTTCTGGAATATTTTAGACATAAGACCTTTGTCCTAAAACCTTTCTCTCTATTTATACACGTTTTTTGCGTTTCTTGAACGCGGGCATCTTTTTGAGAGGTTTCTTGGACTTTATACGTTGCGCAGCCTTGGGCATGATACCCTTTGTAGTGAGTTCTTTCTCTGTCCAGATCTCAAAGTGGTATCCGCGATCTTTTGCATACTCGACCGCCGCCTTCCACTTGGATTGGTTCTTGATGTAGGTGAGACCCTCAGTCATGAGTGTCTGTCGAGACTTGCCCTGTTTCTTCTCTGGTCTCTTGGTCTCCTTGGCGGGTTTGACCTCAACCAACACCACACGACCGGACTTGTACTTGATCACAAAGTCGACGAAGTATCTGTGGGGTTTCTTGTCTGTCTCGCAGATGTAGGGTATGACCAGTTCCTCAGAGACCCACTGGACCACGTCTGAGTTCTTGTCGCACCACATCATCACATACTTCTCCCATCCCGAACGGTAGACGATGTCGTTCACGTCGCCTGCATACTTTTGTGGTTTGGTGGGTTTGTACTTCCCTTTATACGTTTTCATAACGTCTCAGTAGGACCATACAGTTGAGGCGGTCAGTAGAGGGGTAGTAGAACTCTCTCACCTTGCGGTAAGGGAAGTCGTCTCGATCCAGTTGGTTGTCAATGACCGCCTTGGGGTATAGGTCTCCCATACATCGGACGTAGTCGTCCACCAACATCCACTCGACACCCGACTCAGCGCATAGGTCCATGTCCTGAACCATTCCCTTGGGTGTATGGTCCCCATCAATGAAAATCATATCATAACCAGTTACGTCGTCAGGTATCAACTGGTGCGAGTCGCATAGGGTGAACTGGAATCGATCCTTAAACTGATCCTTTATCTTCCCAGCATTGACCTCTGTGTGTGGGTAGTGTCCAATGTCTGTGGAGTGCACTCTTACACGACGATTGACGGATAGGAACGTGTACGCACTATGACCAAAGTTGAACCCAATCTCGAAGACGGTCTTTGCTTGCGTCATAGATAGTATACTTGCAAACGCCAGACACGTCTTATTATCAGGCAGTACGTGACCCTCAATGGTGTCCCATCCCCCAGTCAGGAATTTAGTGTCGTTTATTAAGTTCATCGATTTTGTGTATAAATAGTGTAACGATATTTATAGAACCGCGAGTCCACTCATATGGTAACAGAAGCAACTAAGAAAGACGGAGCACTTATGTATCCGTTGCGTCAAGATAGGTGTAATACTTGGGTCACCTTTGGTATCAAGACGGTGGTTACCCCAGAAGAACAAGGTAAACAAGTCTCTGAAACAAGTTCTGAACACAACCAGTCTAACACGATAACCGAAGTTACTAAAAAAATGAAACTGTATCTCCCTGCGGGGTTTGCTGTTTCGGACTCGTTGCAGTACACCAATGTAGACATCGGTACAACTGGTGCGGCAGCTCTTGCGGGTATGGGCGCAGCGACTACTGGTGAAGGCAGTGCAATCATGGGTGCTGTAAGTGCATTAGCTGGGGGTCTCAAGGACGGACTGTCGTCAATCGGAGATCTTTTTCAGACGGGTCAGATGGACGCACTTGCGAAACTATCTGTTGCACGTGGTATCAATGCCACCAAAGACCTAATGAGTGACGAAGTCAAACTTGGTTCTCAACTCGCACTACAGGTTGCATTGAACCCCAACTCTCGCGCCATGTTCAAGGGCGTGAATCTACGATCTTTTTCGTTTGCGTTTACGTTCGTCCCAACATCACCCGAAGAAGCAGAAATGGTCGAACAGATCATCTATCGATTCCGCTGGCACGCTTACCCTAAACCAATTAACGTTGGTGTGACGGGTATTACCGCAGGTTTCGAGTATCCGCACCTATTCTCTATCGAACTTAAACACGAAGAGTCAGGCAAGGCTGTGGGGACAAAAATCAAGGACTGTTACCTTGAGTCGGTTGCGACTGGATATAACCCATCGTCCATGGCATACCATTCAGACGGTCGTCCAGTAGAGTATAATATGACTCTTAATTTCCGTGAGACTATTGCACTCACCCAAACAGATATTGAGCAGGGTTACTAATGTACTTTAAAAATATTCCAAAAACTTCGTATCGATTTGGTGATCTGAACGATGAGGCAATGATATCCAACCTAACCGCATACAGTGAGGTGTTGGATACTATAAAGGGTAACGCGGCATTCTATCAGGACTACTATATCCAACACGACGAACGTCCAGACCATGTCTCATACAAACTCTATAAGAACCCTCAGTTGCATTGGACGATTTACCTATTAAACCCTAAGTTGCGTGAGAATGGTTGGCCACTGTCCGATCTGGAGGTTCTAGAGAAGGTTAAGAAACAGTATCCAGACACCACACTCAACACCGACGAAGATATCTCACAGACATTTCATGTGGGTCAAGTAGTCACTGGACAAATGTCTGGTGCTTCTGGTGTTGTGGTGCGTAGAAACCTAGACCTTGGACAGATCGTCGTGAACGTCGATTCCTCGTTGCCTGCGTTCCGTACAGACGGTGAACGTATCACCTCAGTTGTGGGTGAGACTCTACAGGCAGTCGATATTACGTCCAGTGAGGACGAACACCAATCCCTACGTCACTACGTAGAAGATGTGGAGTATGCAGTAGACGAAGATAAGTCGTTATCTGAACGTCACGCGATCACCTCGCGTCTTGATCTACCAGAAGGACTGTCTCTTGCAGAGGTCTCACATTATGATCATTATATCGCAGAGAACAACTCCCTTAAACAGATCCGTGTTGTAAGACCGGGCAACATTCGTGAAATCGTCAGTGCATTCATCGCCGCAGTAGGTTCGTAATGACTAAACTAACAGAGATCTCCACGCCTTTCGAATTCGCATCGGTAGAGATCGAGTCGAGTGCAAAAAAGAAGAAGAAGATCGAGATCAAGGCGATGGTAACCGACCTTGATATCTTCGAACACATCGACAAACCATATTTGACCGCACAGATCATGTTTCGTGATATGAATGATTTCATGTCAGGTGACGATATCCGTGGGGGCGACATTGTGCGTATCAAACTCAAACAGACAACCGGATTCTCGCGAGTCTTTGTGCAGAAAGAGTTTCGTATTGACAAATTCATGGGATCCAGTCGTACCGACCTGAATAACAATGTCGAGGTTCACATTCTCCACTTAATCGAGAAACACTGGTACGACTCTACTGCACAAAACGTCAATAAGTCCTATTCTGGTTCTGCCACCACTATCCTACCTAAGATTGCTAAAGAATTTTTGGACGATAAAGAGGTAGAGTCTTCGGGTGAAGATATTCAGGACATGAAATTCATCGTTCCGAATATGACTCCATTAGACGCTATGTCTTGGATCAAGAATAGAGTAACCACCAAGGAAGGATATCCTTTCTATCTGTATTCCAGTGTTGTCAAGGATGAACTTCAGTTCAATGACCTTAAAACCATGATGGAAGAACCCCCTTGGAATAAGAAGAATCCATTCTCTCATATTGCGGCAGAACAGAACGATGAAGAGGCCGCGCGTGTACGATCCATCAAGGCATTCAAACATAAGGGTACTGACAATCTACTCACTCTCATAGACAAAGGTCTGGTAGGCGCCAAACACTCATACTATGATGTCACAACCAATCAGATGACTCATGTTACCTTCGATCTACATAAGGATGTCATGACCCGTCTTAAAGATGATGGTATTCAAAAGGACAAACCTTTCTATACCGAAGATATGGGACTCGAAGACGAACCTTTCAATAAGATCATCTCACGACATACCACACAGATCGGTGGCACTAACGCTTATGACCAACCTTCTCTGAATGAATCTCCTTCTGAAGGACAGTATAGACTCAATGTCATCACCCGCGCTATGACTCTCCTTACTCAACACAATCCTATGTCTATTGTCATCTCAGGTATCGATTTCGCTAATAAGACACATAACTCTGTTGGTAAAACAATTGATCTCGCATTTCTCAAAACAGATGTACTCAATAATAAAGAAAACCCCTATGACCAAAAGAAATCAGGCACCTATCTCATCTATGCTGCTAAACACTCTTTTAAAGTAGATGGATATGATATCATGCTCTCTTGCATTAAACTTACTAACGGTGGTTATACATTATGATACCAAAACAATTCATTGAATACTATGGAGACCAAACACGCTGGTTCCTAGGTACAGTTGTCAATAATGCAGATGATCCTCTCCAGATAGGACGTGTTCGAGTACGAATTTTTGGAGTACATGACGGCGTAGAGAAAGATGAAGATCTACCGTGGGCACAAATAGTGATTCCAACCATCTATGGAGTACACGAAGGTACAGGACAGTATCTGGGTATGTTAACGGGTACTAACGTATTCGGGATGTTTCTGGATGGACCTAGTTCGCAACTCCCGCTCGTGGTAGGTACGATTCCAAAGAAAGGCGATGAAAATCAACGTGCTACAGAGAACTATCCGTATAATAAGGTCTACCAAACAGAGAACGGACACTTCAAAGAGTATGATGATACCAGTGAGAATCTCCGTATACGAGAACAACATGCTTCTGGTACATACACAGAGATGCAACATGATGGCAGTCGTGAGACCGTGGTGGAGAAAGACGAGTATATACGCGTTAAGGGTGATTTAAAGATCGTAGGTGATCTCGATGCAACTATAGAGATATCGGGTAATTGTAAGGTCGTGATCGGTGGTGACGCGACGATAGAGGTTGCAGGCAGTACTCTCCTAGACTGTCCATCCACGACCGTCACAGGGGATCTGAGAGTCGATGGTGAGGTCTCTGTGGGAGGCGATGTGAACACAGACGCGGGAATCTCTCTGAATAAACACAAGCATAAGATCCTCAGTGGTTCCTCTAAGGGGACTTCGGACAAACCTGTATAAATAGAACCACGGAGGTTTCACTATGTCAGAATCAGTATTCTCAGTCGAAGACGGTAATCTATACAACCGCCCTATCACAAGTTCTGTTCCAAGAGTCAACAGTGATATCGATTGCGCGTTTGTTGCGCGACCTAGTGGGGATCTCTATAAGAAGACAGACGCTGCCTCTGTGAAACAGGCGGTGAAGAATCTGTTGATGACGAATCATGGGAGTGTACCATTCAAACCATTGTATGGTGCAAACCTAGGCAGTCTCTTATTCGAACTGGATACGATGATCGATGAGGGTGATGTAGAGACTGTTGTTTCAGAAACATTACGTGACCACGAACCGCGAGTACGTCTACAGGATTGTAAGGTAGATCTCTATAGTGATTATAATGCGGTGAACATAAGAGTGACGTTTGAAATCATTACGACGTTTGAAGTAGTTACTTTGAACGTTGCCATTGCGAGGACAAGATGACAATAAAGAGTAGTGACCTAGACTTTGCGTCCATTAAGACAAGTCTCATAGATCATTTCCGTAAGTATGACGAATACAGGGATTATGATTTCGAAGCGAGTGGTCTGTCTAGTATTATGGATGTGCTTGCGTATAACACCCACATTAATGGGTTGATTGCGAACATGGCGATTAACGAATCGTTTCTTAGTAGTTCGCAGTTACGTTCTTCTGCTGTTGCACACGCAGAGACTTTAGGGTATACTCCTATGAGTAGAGTGGGGTCTAATGCGCGTCTCACTCTATCCACACCTACCACTGACGTACAGCACACTCTACCCAAAGGGCATACAGTACTGGGTGATGTCGACGGCGTCACCTTTAAGTTCACTACTGCTGCTGACCATATGGTTACACGTACAGAAGACGGTAAGGACATCTATGAGGATGTCATGGTATACGAAGGTGTAACTCGCACTAAGACTTTCCTTGCTAATTCGGGAGAGTCCGTCTATGTTATACCAGATCAGAACCTAGATGTCAACAGCATGGTCGTAGAAGTATTTGAATCCTTTGACTCCGAGAATGGAAGTATAGTATACCACAACGTACAGAGTGTGTCAAATGTTTCTTATGACTCACATGTGTATATGGTCAAGGAAATCGCGAATGGATACTACGAAGTGTTCTTCTCTGACGGAAACGTACTGGGACAAAGACCAAGTTCGGGGAATAAGATCGTCGTGACCTATCGCAGTACACGTGGAAGCGAAGCGAACGGAGTGGACACGTGGACAAGCCGTCCATTATCGACAGGATCAGGGGCCCCCCTACTTATGGCGATTGAACAGGGTACCTTGTCAGGTGGGGGTTTAGAACGCGAAGGAATTTTATCAATCAAAAAGCTCGCCCCTAAAAAGTTCACTACACAAAACCGTTTAGTAACCGCAGATGATTATGCCGCG